ACGCAGCTTTGACGTCAGAAGTCCACACAGCGTTACAAATTGCTGACACTTCTGCTGGCTGTCCCGATAAATCAGTATCAACTAAATTATCAGAAGCATCTAATGCTCCACAATGTAATACATATCTTTCAAAAGATCTTGTAAGTTCAACACCATCTTTTTTGATGACAGTTGCTTTGCGGACTTGCACCGCTTTGTATTGACCGACAACTTCTATTTTGTCGTATTCGATTGATTCGGCTAGTGCCATTAGGATTAATCTCCGATTAAAACAGGTTTAGGCTTAGTTTATAGACATAGCTTCGGTCTATATAATTTAAACATGTAACAAAAATGCACCAATAAGTCTTATTCCAGAAAGTTCGTTATTATAAAGGTGTTTATAATCATTACTAGCATTGTTATCCATAAAATATACGCTAGTGCCACTTACGTGCATTTGTATAGGTCTTCCTAATGTAGTCCAACCAACATACCCACTACCATAGTTTTGAGCGCTAAAAGGAGACTGCACCCTAGATAATTGAGTGCTAGAATTAGAAGCGTAAGTAATATCAAAAGTTAAATAAACAAAGCGACCTATTTTTGTATATCTAGCAGTATTACTATTTGTTATTGATATGCTAGAGCTTGAATAGTCAGCAGGTGTCCAAGTTCCTTCTTCATAGTCGTCAAGTGCGTTGGCTGCTGCGGTGTCTCCGTTAAAACAAAGACCTCCACCTGCAAGAAAACGTGCTTTTTCTGCTGGTGTTGCACCATTTAAAATTACTGTATCGTTATTTCCATTGCACCTTATAATACTGTTTGCTGTATTACCACTATTAACTTGTAATACTAAATTTGCTGATGAATTTGTATCTGTAGAATTTCCAACAATATTTGAAACATTAGCTGCTGCTTGTGTGCTTTCAAAATAACCTATAGTTCCAGAACTGTGCTTTGCACTTATTCTGCCAGTTAATCCTGTTGTTAGTCCTACACCAAAGTTACCATCATTATTAATTATTGCCCTATCTGATACTGTATTAGCACTTGATCTATTTTGAAATCTAATAGAGTTTGCAAATTGTCCTGACCCTTGACCATAGGCTGAAAGTGATATATAGCCACTATTAACTGACCCTGTTTGGTCAGGAGCCATAGTAATCGTAGGTCCACCATCAGTATCATTTGCTCCATTTCTAGCACAGAAAAAATTAGTAACCTTAGTTGCATCTAATCCTGTTTCAACCCTCATAAAATATGTCATAGGGTTGTTTGCTATAGCTATAATATCTCCTACAAGAATGTCTCCATACACAGAAAATGTAGGTCTTACATTTGTATGTGGCATAGTTGCTGGTAATGTTTGGCTATCATCCCAAAGATGTAGGTGCATATCTTCATCAATATACAAACCTAATCCCGGCTCGCCAGCACCACCAACATCTTTATCAGAAGTAATTTTTAAAGTTGGACCATTACTAGCAATAGTAGAATTAGTTTCATACTTTGCTTTCCAAGTTCTTGTGCCAGATTTTTCTAACTGTAAAAAAACATCAGAAGCACCTGTAGTAGTTATGTCTTGCCCACCAAATTCTGGATTTATTTTACTGCCAGCTATAGCTGCATTAGCATTTAAATCTTCATTAAGTAAAGTTGCATTTTTTATTCCATTTGATGATACTTGTGTTAATGCCATGTTTTAAGAACCCTCCAATGCTGCTACTTTGGTTTCTAATGTTTCTATCTTAGCAATAGATTCTTGTAAAGCTTTAGTAAGGTATGCAACTAATCCAGTTGTATTAAGTGAGTAATTTTTCCAAGGTTCCTCAACAGTATGTTCTTCACCTGTAACTAAATTAGGATAAATTTCTTTTACTTCTTGAGCTATAAATCCACTATAATTTTTTTCTTTTGTTTTATCTTTCCAATCAAAAGTAACTGGCCGTAGTGCTTTTACTTTATCTATTGTAGAACTTATAGAAACAATGTTTTCTTTTAAATTACCATCAGACGTATCATTAAAATCTCCATCTATTGTTCCACCATGATTAATTCGCATACGTCTATTATTATTAGTTGCAAACTCTATACCAAGACCACCATGTCCATCTAAAGCTTCAATATAAGGTGAGTTTTGACTTGAGCTAGTAAATCTAGTACCAGCATTACCTTCTACTCCTACCGCTAAACAATTAACACTTCCGTCTTGTTGAAAAACTAATCTAGGAGTATGGCTCTCGTTATTGTTATCTGTATCTGCATTTATTATTACATCAATACTACTTGTGTCAGAGAATTTAAACTGAGTTCCAAATCCTTCAAAGCCAGTTGAAGTCGTTTCAAATCTTTTAGTGCCACCACAACGTAATTCTGTATTTTGACTTGCAGCATTACATATTAATGCAAGAGTTCCATTATTTACATAAGCTCTAAAATCTCCGTTTACGCCAGCTTTAGCTTGTAAATGTTCATTAGTTACCGCAGATTCTAAAATTAAACTTCCAGTTCCAGACCCTTTAATGATGCTATCGCTTCCATCATGATAAATCTTTAGATCTCCACTATTTCCAAATTCTGCCTTTTTATTATCTTGCCAATTCATTCCACCATCAATAGTGAAAACTTGTCTATTACCGTTGTGATATAGCTCTACTGATCCATCAACTGTACCTTTTAAAACAGTTTCCATAGCAACACCACCACCTTCATATTTTCTAAGGTTGATGCTTGTACCAAAATCTATAAAAAGATTTCCAGTTCCTTGATCTTGTATAAATGAATTTGATCCATTGTGATATATGCGTAAATCTTCACTATTTCCAAGTTTAAGTTCTGCCGAATCTGGTAAATATATATGTCCACCAGAACCTTGCATACTTAAATATCCAAAAATTCTTGCTCCTTGAGAAAGCAAATCAAACTTTTTAACGTTGTTGTGATATAACTCTACTCCTGCGTTTTGCCTTGCAACTATAGCGTTTTCAGAATTATTCATTCTGATATTTAAATCGCCATTTACAGCTTCTATAATATTGCTTGTTCCATTATGAAACAACGCAAAATCTTGTGAAGCTCCTAGTCTAATACGATTATTAGCTGACCCAGACGAGTCATTTAAAAGAATATTTTTATCGTTACAATCTAAATTACCGCCTAATTGTGGTGTTGTGTCAGCTACTAGGTCTGTAGATACTTGCGCCCAAGTTAAACCACCTGCTGCACCAGATTGCGCTTGCAAAAAGTAACCATTAACAGGATTATTAGATACATTTAATTTTGCTTCTGTAACTGTTCCATCACTAGGAGTTCCAATACTTACAGAAGCACCAATAGTAACAATAAAGAAATCAGCACCAGATGGAGGTGGACTACTAAATACAATGTTTGCGCCATCTAATGCAAAACCTTCACTTGGTTGACCAGTACCTGTGTTTGGTTTTTGTACTACACCATTAATGCTGACCAGCATTTGTTGAGCAAACTGACCTGCATTACTTAAAGTAAATTTGTATGCAGAACCATTAAATGTTGCACTATTACCACCAGTGCCACTAAAACTACTAATAGTATTTATAAAGAAATTACCAACAGATTGTGTTTCTTCCCATGCACTTGTTTGACCGTTGTATACAAGAAGTTTACCGCTTGCTTGGTTATAAAATAAATCACCAGCATTTAAACTGGTTGATGGATTATTACCTGTATTATCAGTTCTATATCTTTCCGCAAAAGAGTTTACACCACTAAGGTTATTAGCAACAGTATTAACGTTTGCAATACTACCACCCACGTTATTAACGTTAGTAATTGCACCAGCAACTGTATTAACATTAGACGCATTACTGGCAACAGCATTAACATTTGATATAGCACCTGCAACAGTATTAACGTTTGATATACTATTTCCTACGTTATTTACGTTTGCAATATTATTAGCAACTGTATCTATTTCAGAAGTTGCTTCGTTAAGATCATTTGCAGCAGTAACAACTGCGTTAATATTATTAGCTACTGTTTGTAATTTGTTATTATTTATTTCTGCTGCAACCGTATTTACGTTAGCTATACCACCGCCAACAGTATTAACATTTGCTATTGATCCACTAACAGTATTGATATTAGACGCTGCACCTGCAACAGTATTAATATTACTTGAGTTACTATTAACGGCATTTATATTTGTAGCGTTAGAAGCTACAGCATTTACATTAGATATGTTGCCACCTACTGCGTTAACATTGCTTATTGCACCTGCTACTGTATTTGTATTTGTTAAATCAGAACCACTAATAGTAACTTCTAGCCATGTAGTATTGCCAAGGTCATAGACCCTCATTCTGTTTACTGTTGTGTTGAAATATAATGCACCATCTATTAATGCATTACCGTCATTGTCAAGTGTAGGGTTAGACGATTTTGCACCAAGATATCTATCATCAAAAGAATCGAGTGCTGTTTCTGCTGCGGTCTTAGCTGTTTCTGCTGCGGTTTGTGCAGTTTGCGCTGCTGTCTTTGCAGTATCTGCCTGAGTTGCTTTTGTTGATGCAGTTGTAGCAGAACTTGCTGCTGCGGTTTGACTAGATGCTGCTGCTGTCGCACTATTGGCTGCTGCCGTTGCAGAGTTAGCTGCTGCTGTAGCTGACGATGCTGCGTTAGTTGATGACGTAGTAGCTGTTGCTGCGTCTACAATTAGATCCCATTTTGCAGAATCAGTATTAGTAGTTAGTGGTACATTTCCAGAAGATGTGTGCGCTGTATTACAAAAGAAAATATTATTTGTATTTGTATCTTTTACTAAATCTCTTACAACGTATGCACGACCTGCTGTCCAATTTCCTCTATATGTACCAAGTTCTTGTACAACGTTAAATTCACCTAAATTATCAAAACCTAAAACTTTATTAGCTCTTGCATTTGCGTTTTCTGTAATTTCTAAACTACCAATAGTATTAGTAAGTGAAAATCTAATTGACCTATCTAGTTCAGTTTGTTGTTGTTGGTGAATAATTATTGCTTTGTCTAAAGCATCGTTAATAACTTCTGGGAAAAATCCACCTTGGTTTGTTAAATCTACACCTTGTAATGCATCTACATCAGATGTAATAACAAGACTAAATCCACTTGCTAAATTTTGATTATTACCACCTGATTTTAAAGTTATACTTCCACCGGGATTGCTGTTTTGATCTGCGTTTAAAGTAACTATATAATCGTTGTTGAGTCCTAAAGTTAATGTTGTTTCTATACTTGTACTAGCTTCTAATTTTTTTACAACAATATCTGCGTCCGAAAAAACTTTAAACGTAAAAGGAAAAGTATGTGCAGAGCCGTTACCTGTAAAAGGGCTAGTCTTTCTTGTAGTCGAATTTATCGTCATTAACTAGACTTATTCACTATCTTATTAAGGTTACTACTAGATACTTTTATTACGGTCACGCCTTTAATTTCTTTGTCTACGTCCAGACTTACCTGTAACTACACCTCTAATAAAGTCTATAGGCCCTTCTGGTTCTACTCTGCCAGTACCAACATCTGTTAAATATCCTAATGGTCTACCTAATATTGTTAATGGATATCTGCTTAATAATGACATAAGAGTAAATACATCTTTAACATTTTTACCTGTGACTTCTTTATCAGGGTCAACAATAGCTTGCAATGCACGAACTGTTCCTGTAGTACTACTTTCTAATGTAGATATAGATGGACTAGTAGATATACGGTCATCATATGGTTTATCATTTAATACGTTAAAAGGCACTGGCAATATGTTTCCACCGGGAATAAATGCAAGTCCAAACCTTAATGGTTCAAAAAATAACAACTCAAATATTTCATCAAGGTATCCGTCTTCATCTTGATCGCCTAAATTACCGCCAAAAAAGTTAACAATAATGCCAGAAACTACAGCTGGCATATATAAACCAAGCATAAACGTATAAATTAAACGGCCACTACCTTTGCCTGTAATTTTAAATCCCATATCGTTTACCATTTTTTTATATTGTGTGGCGTTTAAATTTGCCATAGTGTTGAAATACCCAGTAAATTGCAATAATGATTGAATTAAAGGAGTACTAGTTTGATAAGATGCTCTATCTTCTGGCAATAAACTGTCCTGTGTTAATCGTACATTTGCATCTGCTTGTGCTATAGCTTCTCTTTGTGCCACAACATCTGGCATAGATGCAGGTTTTTTAGCAAAAAATTGGTTATAAGATCCTAACCAGACAACACTATCAACTTGGTTTTGAAATGCTTGTTGTATAAAATATGCGTGCTTATTTGTCCATGCGTTTATTTTTTCATATTTATTTGGATTAATAATTAAATCATTAAGTGTATCTTGTATATCAAACATTTGATTATTTTGACGTTGATCCATAAAAGGTGAAAGTTGTGCAATAAATTCCTGAGTTTTTGCAGGGTTACCATAATATTGTTTTAAACCGCTACGCATATATTTGCCTTCAACTTTTATAAGAGATGGAAAATTACCAGTAAACTGTTGTACAGCATTTTGAAAATTAGCAAACATTATGCTAACTCCAGTACGTTTTCTTAATTCTTTAAAAAATTCATCCATCATTTGATTTTCACCACGCAACATTGTTTTTTGTCGTGCTGCATTATTAAGCCACGGCAATAACATATGATCTATTGCAGAAGGATTTACAGCAGTTAGTGCAGCATCAAATTCTTTATTTTTAATTATTTTTAAAACATCTGTAATTGCAGGTTGTACATAAGCAAAACGCAAAGCGTCATCTATATGTTTTACCATTGCATTTAAATGTAAAGATAATTCTCGGTTATATTCGACACGAGTCATAGTAAAACCTTTTTGTACGGCAGGTAATGACAATTTAAAATCAGTTTTTAATTCTTCTAATTTTGCATTTCTTTCTGCATCTTTAACAATATTTGGGTCAACTTTTGCAGGTACATAACCTCCTTCATATGTGCCATATTTAGTAATGACAGGACTCATTTCAACTACTTTAAAATAATATCCAAAAATATCTCTATGAGTTTTTTGCATTAATGGCAACATTTCCTTATTTAAATTCCAAACGTCTTGTAAAAAATCGTAGTCTTTTTTTGTAATTATATTTGAATCTTCCATACGTTTTATAAAAACATCCCATTGTCTAGTATCTAATGTGCCATCAAGATTTTGTTTACCCCAACCTCTTCCTAACAATAATTTTCTTAAATTACTTTTATTACCCATATGCAACATAGCTCCAAGTAATTCTGCTTTACCTCTGCTGTTATGTTGTTTACCAAATGTGTATGGTTTATCAAATTCATTTGCAACAATAACATCATTACCAAAATCAACTTTTTCTAACATTTCAGCATATTTTTTTGTAAATTTAATTTGTGCTGTTCGATATTCATTAAGACTATTTTTTACTGGACGCCATATATATTTTGTAAATGCACCTGCTTCTAAACCTGCACGATCTAATACAGCACCACTTCCTTGTATATCTGCTCCATCCATACCGTCAGCCCAATGTTCTACTCTTCTTAATTGTGCTTTTGTATCTTGCAATTTTGAATGTAATTTATCTAAAGTACTTTGTGCTTCAGTTACACCAGTTTTTTTTGTTTTTGGCATTACAACCATACGTTCTATTAATTCGTTAACTATTGGCTCTAATTCAAGTTTTTCTCCTTCTATAACTATTTGTTTTTCTCTTCTAGATTGATGCCATAAAGATTGTATAACTTCATCTAACGTATCAAAATCTTCTACTGCTAAATCTTTTATATCTTTAAGCTTAGTTATTTCATCAACCTCTTTAAAAATATTAGTAGTATTTCTAAGGTTTGATTGTTCTCTTATAATTGGTTCTAATTCTAAATACAATTCTTCATTAAAATCTTTTAAATTTTGTATATATACGTTTGGTGATTCTACAGCAGGTCCAAAACCATAACTAGCTAATATAGTTTTTGCAGCACTTACTAAATCAACATTTCTTGTTTTTGCTAATTTTGCATCTGGTTTAAATATTTTTCTAAAATTTGCAGTTGCTTTGTCATAGCGTTTATGTATCTCTACAGCTTCTTTTGCTAATTGGTTGTTTAACAATTGTGCCTTTTTAGCTTGTATTGTTGCTTGATTATCACCTTCACGCATAGTTTTTTCTGCTGCCTTAGTTGCTTTTGCTTCTTGTCGTGAAAACGTAGTAGGTCTTACTTCTCTTAATGTTTTTTTAGCTAATATATCCTTTGCTACTTGTTTTGCTGCTGCTATTTGTAATCTTTGTGGTTGCATTACAGTAGCCAAAAACCGTAATTCTGTTGCAATAAATCTTGCTCTGGCTTCGTTATGCAACGCTTCTTGCACCTCTAATTCTTGTTGTCGTGGATCTGTTAGATTACTAAACTCGTCAACCATGCGTTGATCTGTTCTTTCTTTAACAACATCTTTTATAGGCTCTATATCAAGTAATGCATTTATCATATTAACTGGACTTTCGTATCCAAACATTTCTGCAATTGTTTGTACTGGCATTCCGTTTTTAGAAACCATTCCATATTTACCTGTGCCAAGTTTTTTTATTTCTGCTGCTGCTGTTGCTTCGTCATAAAATGGCAAAATATTTTTTATACTATCAGCATTAATTTTGTAACCTTCTTTTACTACAACTTTTTCACCTTGATCATTAATAGTTTCACCAGTTTTTAAAAATTTTTGTAATCTATATATTTTTTCATTTTCTGCTTTTGCTGTTTCTTCTGCAATAACTTGTTTGCGTGTAGCGTTAACTTGTTTTTGTAAATCTTTTAAAACTTTGCTTCTAGCGTTTGACAACCATTTTACTTGTCTCATACTAGATTTACTTAATTGATCAATAGCAACTTCTTGTGCCTCTTGTATAGCAGCAGTATATTTTTGCCATGTCTCGTTATCCATGCCACTTTCTTCCTGTGTAGTAAACATAGCTTTCATGCCATACACACGTTGTGATTCTATAATTTGTTCTTCACTTGCTATCATGCGATCCATTACACCTCTTACCTCATCTGTTAAAACTGGTAAATCCACTCCATTTTCTTGTCGATATATAACATTTAATTCATCTCTAATAGACTTATATATTCTGCGTAAAAATTGACCAAATCTATTAAATATATCTTGTAAATTTTTATTAGGTGCTGCTTTTTTCTCAGTTATATATATTTCATAATTGTACGCAAAAGCTTCGTGATATTTTCTTTTTTGATTTATATCTAATTTGCTCCATGCATCTAAACTTTCTACTCCCCAAAATTTTAACAATACATTGAAATCATTCTGTATTTCAGTAGTTGCCGAACCAGATACGGCTAAATCTTCCATGACAGTTAACATATAATGAGCAGTTTCATGTAAAAAAGTTGAAAGATCTGCTTCTTTTGTAAGTATTGTTGTTAATGATTTTGGATCAAATCCACCTCTTCCACCTATAGATCCTTGTTGCTCATAAAATTCTCCTACCTTTACTCGAATAGATCCTCTAGGCTTTCCAACTGAGAGTCTGTAATCTCTTCGTCCGTTAGGGAATTCATCATCGAGACTAAGTCTAGAAGGTTCGACCCGGATGGCAACTGCTGTATCGCCATAGCCAGTATCTGTGATAGCTCTGGTGGTAACGTAGACATCAGGTTCAGCAGCACTTCTGAGTTCACCTGTAGCCCTAATTCGTTCTGCGTTTCTTCTACTGGTGTGATGGTAGACGGTAACTGTTCCGTCTGGGTTAAGGGGGAGTTCTGTGGTTTCGTCAATGTTTCTTTGTTGTTGGAAAGTATCAACCTCTCGTACTCCTCCTGTTCCTCCTTCTCCAGATTTACCTCCTCTTGTGCCGATAGTGGCCTGACGTTCGAGTTCATTGTCTACCTCCTGTAATGTAGTTTGAATGTCAGCATCTGATACGCCTTGCTGCCTAGCTAAAGATTCAGCAGCATTTGCATAATCAGGTGCTTCGTTGTCTTCGTAACCTGAGTTTGCTTCTTGTGTATCAAGTTTAGCAGCATCATACAAACGTCTTTCTGGATACCAAAGCAATGCTTGTAGGTCTGCCATTGTAAGATCTTTTTGAGTTTGTTGCAACTCTGCCAACACTTGACTAAAAACTTTTCTAATATTTCTTCTTTCTGGAGCACCGCTTGGTGCTTCTTTTTGACCGTCTAAATATTTTGCCAATGCATTACCACCTTTTCTCATTTCACCGCCAATACTGATATGTGGATATCTTTTCTGTGGTTTGCCTAATAAATCAAATAAAAATTGTTTTCTTTCTGGTTTTTCTAAAATTGTTGCTATTTCATTCATTTTTGTTCTATTTGCTTTTTTAGTACTTGCTTTTTGTATTGCAACGCCTACTTCATCTAAATTAGATAATTTAACTTTTACACCAATAATTTCTGATAGTAATTTTTTTTCTTGCAAAGACAATGCTTTTACTAATTCTTTTAATTGATTACGTTTTACTTTTGCTTGTTTTGTATAGTCAATAACTAGTTCACCTCTTATTCTTCCCCATGTACGCATTAACCATCTATCCATAGTTAATTGTTCATAATTACCATATAAATTTGCAAAAAATCCATTACCAATTTTTGGACCCATTACTGCTGCACCATATACAATTTCGCCTTTAGTTTCTCCAGATACTTCATCATTTGTATATGCTTCCACTTCTTTTACCGTATGAGTTGTTTTCATAAATTGTTCAAACTCTTCAAAACCTTTTTCCTTAATTAATCTGTTGTACAATTTAAAATTACGATTTATTGCATCACTTGCGTCACCTATACCTATGTCAATAGGAAATTCATTGTTTTCTACCCAATAACTATATGCTTGTTCTGCAAGTTCAAAATTTTTATCTACTTTTATACCGTTGGATGTATTAGCTAACGCCCAAGTAAAAGCAAAGTTTGCTTCGGGATTTGTTGCTAATTCTGGATGTATTAAAGATAATAATGCTTTAGCTTTAGTAACTTTTTCGTTATACCAACCAACTGCGTTTGCGTTTTCTTCTAATGCAAATCTTGCATCTTCTAACACAGTTTGCACAAGATATTTTTCTACTTCTGTTGTAAATTCTTTAACGTCAACTTTAGCTTTTTTAGCTTCTTTTATAACACGCTCTTGTAACGCTAATTTAAAATCACGATTAGTAGCGTATGTTTTGCCTTTTGCAAAATCAAAACTTTCTCTTAAGTTAGATATTTGATATAAAACTTGTGGTACAGGTTTGCCTTGCTTCTGTGGTTTTGCCTGTTGTGCAAACAATTCTTGTTGTTTTAATATGTCTGCTGTTTCTCTAGACCATGTACCGCTATTAAAAGTTGATTTAACTGCCGTATTATCAAATACTACAACTTCGTCTGTAGCGTTTTCACCTCTAAGTATTGCACCATCATGGCCTTCGTCAATTAATCTTTGTTTAAATTTTTCAGCAGCTTGTTCGCCACCCATCCGTATATCTGCTTTTTCTTTAAATGTTGCGTAATATGGATTTTCTAATCGTGCATACAATGGCATTATATTGCGACCTGCATCACCTCTTTTGTTTATTGTGTATACATTTGCACCTGCTGCTGCATCCTTACCCCGATACATATATACACCTTTACCTAACCAACCAAAATCTTTTTTATTTGGATGATCTAAATTAAATTCGTTAACACTATCTCGTGTACCGTGATACAACACTTCTGGTTTACCATTTTTCTTTAAAACTGATTTTCCAAAAAAGTTTTTAAATTGTGGCGTATCTAATCGTACTGAACCATCTTGATTAAACAATTGTTGTTCTGGTGATATTTGTATTTGATCTTGGCTAACAACTGTATATGGAAATCTAGCTGCAAATTCTTTTGGTGTTATACCTAATTTATTTGCCTGTATAACAACAAAATCACGAAAAAATGTTGACGCAGCACTTACGTTATTAGGTGAATATAAACCAGTAGCTTTTAATTGATTAGCTAAATCTTTTTTTACTTGTGCTGCACTAGCTTCAAATTCTTTGGATATTTTGTTTTGTTTTTCAAGAACTTCAACAGCTTCTTTTCTTAATGCATCTTGATTTTGTTTAAAATCTGTAGCTTCAGCACGGCTAAAACCATCTTGATCGACACGCAAATGATCTTGTAAAAAACCATCAAACTGTGTACCTGCTAATTTTGCTGCATATTCACTAGTGCTAACTACTACATCACCCTGCCCACCTGACTTATTAATTTCTATTAATTGTTTTGCAATGCTAGGTGATACTGCATCTATGTCTTCTAGTGTTATTCCATTGTCTATTATTGCTTGATTTAATATTTCTGCATCAATGTACAATTCTTTAACATTTTTATCTACTGCTAAATTTTCTACATAATTTTGAAATTCATTTGGATTTCTTATTCTTGTTTTATTGTTAACAGATTTTTCTGATAAATTTTCTATAAATGCAGTATCTGTTTTTGCTTTGTTAGCTCTAGTAATATCTGAAATAAATGTTGGTCCACTTCCTACTAAACCTACAAGAGTCATCCCTTTCATAGTTTGTATAAAAGTTTGACCTAGTCTTTGGCCTATTTCTTGTAATCCTTCTGCATTAGTAAGTTTATAATTTAAATCTTCTTTATCACTAAATGCTACCGCTATATCACGACCTACAATATTAGACAATTCTTGTAAAACTTCTGTACCTGCTTCTGTTAAGTTTCCACCTATATAATTTTTAGCAAAATTTGTTAATGCTTTACGTCCTGTCGGTTTTGCTAATTCTTTAACAATTTGTTTAGTAGCATATTTTCCTAATTGCTTTCTAATTGGTGCAGTAACAGCACTAGCACCAACCCATTCCAACAACATATTAGTAACACCAACACCAGTTGCTATGTGTTTTGCTGTTTGATCATCAACACCTTCAGTTAATTTTAATTCGTCTACAAGGTCAAGGTATGTAGAACCTGCTTCTATTTTGTAAGTTTCTAATCCTAATGTTCCTAAAAAACCTACAATAAATCCACCTTTAGCTGTAAATATAGATCCCGGTCCTGTAACTGCACCTGCTCCAAATCCTACTGCTGCACCAACAGAACCACCTTCTAAGGCTGTAGGCAAAGTTTTAGAATATTGACCAAAAATTGCGAAACCTTCTTCTAATATTCCAGACCCATCACTATTTAATTCTTCTAACCTTTGATTAATTTCTGCTAATTCTGTATTTAATTCTTCATTACCTTTCCCAGATTTTTTTAAATTACCAATTTTTCCTCTTCGTACATTTAACCTACCTTTTTCCCAACCTTGCAATATGTTGTCTGGTGCTTTCTTTATAGCGTCAAATGCATATTCTAATCCTTCTAAATCGTTTATATTGTCATACGCTAAAGCTGCAAATGTTGGATCAGTAAGTTGACGCATTAATACTGGACTTTTTTCTGCATAAGCATAACTTAGTATTCTTTCTTTTTTGTTTTTTTCAGCTAATAATCTAATTGCTTCTTCGCTATCTAATGCAAAATCTTTTGGTAAATTAAGTTCTTCTGCAAGTTTTAATCCTTCACCAACCATGTCAGGATCTTTTTCTAAAACAGAAGTTAATGTTCTTTTTAAATCTGCTTTAATTTGATTTTGTCTATCTTCTTCTCTTTTTTTTAAAGTGTCTAAAAATGGATTTTCTGTATTAAGTGTATTTAAATTTTCAGCATAATTTTGACTAGGTGCTAATTCTTGCCTTTGTTTTAAAGTATCTAAAAATGGATTGTCGCTCATAAATTATTTTCCTCCTTAAATTTAATTATTTCTGCTTTAGATTTTTTCTTTCCATGCAACACATATTCGTTTGCAATCATTTGTTCTGTATACGGCATACCTGCTGCTTCATAACCTGCTATAAAATATTCTCTAACATCTTTTGGTATGTTATATGTAAATACTTTTTCACTACCGACAAACACAAAAGCATCTTTAAATTGATCTGCTTCTAATGCAACTGAAGGTATAGTAATATCAGATTTTCTAAAGAAACCCCATCTTTTAGTAATTACGCCATCTGCCAATATTTCATCTAATAGTTCTTGCTTTCTAGTTCTAGTTAATGTTTTTCCTGTTTCTGTTTGTTCTTTATCTATTCTAGTTAGCCAAGCATCTTTAATTTGTTTATAATCAAATTTAAAATTATATTGATCTTTTGCTTTTGGATCATCTGTTACTTTACTAACTATATCTGTATAACCAAATCTAATTAAACTAGCGTCAAACATATCAGAATTACCAGTTGCATTTAAAACTTTTGCGTCACTATTTAAAGACTTGGCATATCTTTCAAATTCTAGATAATCAGATGGAGATAATTGATGGCTGTAAGCTAATAAATTATCTTTTACTTCTAATGGATTTCTTTCTAAATCAATAACAACATCTTTATTTGATTCTGTTGGTTGTCCTTTCTTTAATATTTCTTGATCTTCTTTGCTAAAATTTTCTATTTCTATATTATTAGCTGCAAGATTTTTCCATCCATTAGGCGTTGCAAATGCTATGCGTTTTGCATTGTTTAAATTTTGATTATAAATTTGTGTTTTTTGATTGTATATTTCTGTGTATTTAACTTCTAAATCTTTTAATGCGTGTTCTTGCGTATCCTTATCAGTAATAGTTTCTTTTATTTCTTCTTTAAGATCATTTAAAGGACGCAATCCTGTTATAAAATTAACCTCTACGTCTTCGTTAGTATTTTTATAATTATAATCAACACCTTTTTTTATAATTTCTAAATCATTAGCAATAGCTATTGCATAATCACCTTCACCAAATCTGCCGTATATTTTATTTGATTCTTCAATAATTAATTTATTGTAATTATCTAAAATTTTTTTATTTATTTTATTTGCATAAACAGAATCTTCTTTGTATTTTGTTTTATCAATATCTATTTCTGATTTTGCTTTTGTATATAATGAATCTGCTTTTTTTACGCCTAATCTTTGTATTGCATACAAATGTGTTGTTTGATGCTCTGGTATAAGAGTACCTGCCTGTGCAGAATCTACTGAATAAAATTTAGATGTATCTCTTAGTTGTTGTAATGTTTCTATGTTTTCTGTGTTTTTCTTTTCTGTTGTATCAACTTGATCTGAATGAAATCCATCTGTAACAACTGCACCTTTGCCATCGTCATATGCATGATTAGTTTTTAAACACATTAATTTATTTGTTTGTGTTAAAAAATCACCATTGTTTTGATTGCCATTATGCGTTAATACTGCATTTACACAATTTTCTCCTTTAAAATTTTCATGTTTTTGTTCTATGCCAGATGATATTTCATTGTAAGTTTTTTCATTTGTAAAAGGTTTTAAACTTTCTTTAAATTCTTTTACACCTACAGTATCCTTATCCTCATTTAATTTTTTTATTACATCTTTTGCTATTTCTAAATCAAGTTCACTTCTCATTTTTAAATATTGTTTGCTTATTCCAATTTTTTCCCCTTTAGCGTTAACAGCATTAGGGTCAAGATTCCAACCTTTTAATACTGCATATTTTTTTAATTCTTCATGTGCTGCATAACGATTTTTATTAAATTCACCTGTAGGATCTCTCCAATCTTTGTAATTATTCATAGCTTTGCTTTTAAAAATATCTATACTTTCATTCGTTTCATTTTCTAAATAATTACGTTGTTGTTTTAAAGAATGCGTAATCATTTTATTTTGTGCAGATTTTATAGATGTTGACATCATTTGTTCATACATATATTTCACAACGCCATTACTTGCTTGAGATGAACCGTTTTCAAGAATTGTTTTTAATTTGTTGTTGTTGTAATCATCTAATACTGTTATTTGTTCTTCACCTTCACCTTCTGTTTGTAATGTTTTTACTGCTTCAACACCTTGCAATTGTGTGTATTCGTTTGCAACACGTTCTACTTCATAATGAGATTCGTTATATAACCGTTTAGCTTCAGCATCATTTAATTCGTCATCTAGCTTTTGTATTGTTTGCCCTGCCTGTGTTAACGCACGGCCTTGTCGTTCTATATCATCTGTAACAACATCTTTCATTGGTTCTACAGAAGTAGCACCAAACTGTACTTCAGAACCTGCTGCTACTTCTTGATTTAAATTTTGTTGAAAAGGTACTCTTGCCATTACGATTTTCTTAACATACCGGGTGGAAGACTACTAATAAAACTAGATCCACCTGTCAACAAACTACTAGTCATATTCATCCAAGGACTTATTTGCGATGCAGTAGCAAACATATTACTTGCACTAACTCCATATTGATTTGCTTGTATACCTACACCTACAGCTTCTAATCGTTTGTTTTCTCTTGCTCTTACTTTATTTGAATTCATAGTCATTTTATCTATCTCTGCCAATATTTCAGAACTAACCATTGCATTTAAATTACTACCTACACCTCTTACACCACCTCTAGATGCTATTGATACTACACCTCTAGATTTTTGTGCCCCTTGTTTTAAAGTCATTATTTGATATCGCTTATTAAATACTCTATTTATATGCTGTGCTTGACCTTCTTTCATTTTTTGATTAAACAAAGCCATATCTTTTTTATGTTCCAAACTTAAAGCTAAACTTTTTGTTTTATATTTTTCTGCACTTGCAGCAGACATTGCTCCTATAATTCCACTTACTACACCAAAACCTTGTGATATAACACCAAACTTACCTAAACCACTAAGATCACTCCACCCATAACTACTAGACATTGTTGCCGTTACCTCAACGCTTCTTTATTTTTTTAGTATAACTACATGATATCTGCTTACGGTCACACTATCCACCCATAGCCACTTCTAATGTTAAACCTACAATTGTTAGTGGTAATGGGTCTGTTTGTCGTACAAATAACTGTCCATTGTCTTGCCATTGTGGTGTAAGCATTATTTTTATATCTTGTGTTTTTAAATCTGGTGGTGAACCATATGGTTCAGTTGTACGTTGTTTTGCTTCTACTAATTTGTCTGCACTAGGACCTGCAAAAATACCAGATGATTCTAATACTCGCAGCCATACATGATTTAAATTCTTAACTCGACCTTGACCAAGAGCTTCTACTTGTAATGCCATAGGTAAAGTATTTAAATCGCTTTCGTAAGGTAATCCAAGATGCACAACACTAGCTGCACGGTCTAACGTGATAGCACCACTAGATACTACTTTTTGTGGATGTACTGCACCATCTGCCAAAATGTTTACTGTTTTACCTTCTAACCAAGAAATACCTGATATAACATTTCTAGCAACTTCGTAAGTAGTTATAGCTGTATTACGCAAAGGTGCAGGTAAATCTTTATCTAATTTTGCAGTTGCTACTGTTTGGCTTGATGTACCAAGAATAGTAAGACGATAAAGAGTAGTACCATCGACTAAAACTATTGCATCATTTACATCATCAACACTAGGTGGTGCGTTAAATAAATTGTAATTAGCTGTAACTGTTACAGTTTCACCTTTTGTATAGTTTGTACCGCCAGATATAGTTACGTTTTGACCTGTGTTTGTATTTGTTCCGTTATAAGTAGCACCTGCATCTACAAAAAAATTATCACGTTGAGTTGCAAATAATCTTGTACCCATGCGTTCTACATAGCGTTTGCTTGCACCATTTATAGTTCTTTTAATAATGCAATATGTAACGTCATCGTTTCCTTCAGACACGCAAGCTACGCTTTCAAAAGTTCCATCTGTATCATGTTGATGCCATGCACCAATTTGTTGTTCTGGAACATATGTAAGACCTAATAATTTTCCATTACTACTTACCTGCCATACAATAGGTATTGGTGACTTTGATAAAGCCATATCTATAATTGTAAAATTATCAAACAAATGTGGTGCACGAAGAGATAAATCACCTGTAATAAATCCATTTGCTTGCCAGTTATAACCAAGTTCTCTTACATGACCGCCACGAGCAGCAGCATATACCAAACTATTATTAACAATTACAGGTTGTGCATTGTTTGCACCTACATATGATTGTGGTTTTACAGATATAGAAGTAGGAGTTATAGCATCACTATTAACAGAAGTTACTCTCCATTCTGCTGATCCAGTAAGCATAAGTAAATTTGTTAATGGAACTATATGTCTAATTGTGTTAGCTTCACGAGCAGCAACTCTAAACTCAATACGGTCATCATCTCGTATAGGAATACCAAAAGACATATTATTTTCAGTACCAGACTTAGTCATCCATATATTTTGTGGTGCATTATTTGTTCCGGCAAACACTCTGCGTTGTTCAAAGTAAGATACAGCACCCGGATAATTGCCAGAACCAACAAAATCATTTTCATGTATTGGTGGTGTTTTAGCAAAATCAGGTGAGATATTATCGTCTATAAGTGTAGTTGTAGTAGTTTCTCCAAGAAATCCAAATATACCACCTTGTGATTTATATACTCTATATCGACTAGCACCAGAAACAGCATTCCATGTAATAGTATTTTTTGCTCCAGTAACAAATATATTATTGTTTACAGATGCAGAAGATGATTGATTGCTTTCATCAACTAAATTAGCTTTTACTGCTGTAACAACATATTCGTGTGCAACATAAGTATCTGTGTTTGTTGTGGTAGAAGAAGGAATATACATAGAAACACTTACACCACCGGGGGCTGAAAGTGGACTACCAAAATCAATTACACGCAATTCCCATTGCGTAGCACCAAGTCTTCTTAGTTCTCTAGGTGCATGGTTAGGATGCACTAATGTTATAACGTCAGCAGATTGCACATAATTAACATCAAACAATTCTGCTTCTAAATATGGATGTGGTATTTCATATACGTTAGGACTTGTTGGCATAGCATACCAATTAGTTGCGTTTGGTGGTTGACTATTAGAATGAACAGTTTTTGAATAATAATTTACACCGCCTTGTTTAGCTATTGAACCAACTACATAATTAGTACCACCGTTCCATGCTGACCCATCGTTATAAAATAAAGTTTGTCCTTGCGTATGAAATCTAAAATATTGATCACCGAACTCAAGCACCATAGTTTGAGTTGTATTAAATGTAAAAGATAATAATCTTGTAGATTTTGTACTATCTTTTACTTCTCTTACAAATGCAAATCCCGGTCTATTCTGTGCAGGTCCTTGTGGTTTAGCAATAAAGTTACGCATTGTTGCTGCACCTTGTTGGAATTTATTATCAGCAATACGGCCAAACATTTCTGGTGATATTTCACCTCCAGAAAAAGCTTGTTTAAAATTGCGTGTTACTGGCATAAATTACCTCCCAGATGTCCAAGGAACTATATGCTCAACAGTAATATCTCTATGTAAATTATCCGATTGTTTTGCACTAGTTAAATAATTAACCATCATTTGTGAACTACGTTTTGCTTCTGCTGCTCCTTGATCTCCTTTAATTACAGGACCTGCAAGCATTGATGCTAAATGCCATGACAATGTAATAACAAATAAAGGAGAAAATAACGATGGATCAGTTATAAATGCTTGATATCTAAGCATTGCATTTTCTTGGTTTGTATATATTAAATCGCCTTCTAATGAAAATTGTTGTGGTGTATATTGCCCTGCCACAATGGTCGGTGCATAATTACTTGTTATTCCTCCGGGAGTATCACCGGCAGACATTCTTGTAGCGTAATCGTTTTGGGCTGTAGGAGATATTATTGCGACAGGTGACATCATGTCCGCAGGGGCTACATATGCGTAATCCCATTGGTCAAGGGTATTAGTTGTTAATGCTAAGTTTCCACGTTTTGATGCAAAATTCCATGTATGCATTTCTAGCAAAGTATTCCTTGCTATTGGATAAAAACGTGCAGCTTTTTCTGCTTGAGCCGATCCCTCTGGTGGGGATAACGAAGCTATTGTTGCATCATCGCCCAAATGAGCTAGGGCAAGATTGCAAATATCTACTTCAGTTGCCATGACATCTCCTAAAAAAAGAGGAGGTTAGCAGTATTACTACTAGCCCCCAAAACAAAAATAAGAAAATAATGCCTACTTACTTGCTGCTTCAAGTTGACTAATAAGAGTTTCTTTAGTTTGTCTTCTATCTAGTTCAATACCGATAGTGCGACCATACACTTCAAGTTCTGCTTTAGTCATTGATACATAGTCAATGGATTGAGTAGTTGGCTGAACATCTTCTGACGGTACGGTTGTGTTAGACGGCACAGGTAGATCAGGTTCAGTTCCACCAACTAATTCAATATTACTATTGAACTCTCCGTTATATTCAAACTCTTCATCAGCTTCTCGCATGGATTGACCAACGAAACACTTGACTTTAGCTTTGTAAATAGGCATAAATTCTCCTTATTAAGCTACGGTAAAGCCAGAAGCATAGTACTTTTGACCATCACCGATTGTTTCTACTACGTCAGCAGTAACTTTACCTGCGTTCATAGTACCAGTAACAACGTATCTTGCACCTAAGTACCTTTTACCTTTACCTGCAATATCAGGATTAATGCGTACAACAATGTTCTTACCTAATGTAAGTGCTGCTGTAGCAATAGTTGCACTACTACCGATAACATCGTGACTAGACAAGTTAGCGTTAGCACTAGTAACTACTTCAAAAGTAATGTTTGTACCGTTGGCAAATGCTTCTGTTAAAGCAAAGTTCATGTACAAAGCTGTACCCTCACCGACATCTCTAGCAACACTTAAATCAATAGTGTTAGTTGAGTATGCTGTTGAAGTAACTGCTTGATCTTCGCTCACTCTGAGCAGACTATCTGTAATCATTTTAGATCTCCTTTAGTAATAAAAAATTAAACTACACGAGCTTCGCTATTAATCAACGCATCTACTCTTCTTAGAGGTACTCCAAGGAATGATAAGTAGTTTTGTGCTGATCCAAACTGTGATAAACCTTCTTGTATGTTTAATACGTTTTGTGATTTATCAAGTGCTGCAATAGCCATGCCTGAGTGAACTGTTCTATTCATATAGAACGCTGCTCTTCCCATTGCCATGTTTGGTATTCTGTACAACGCTCTAGCCATTAACTTAACTAAATTAGTTGAAGCTGCTGCTGTTTGTGTGTTAGCACTACCAAGAAGGTCAGAAATGTCAATATTGCAAATACGAACAACGTATCTCCAATCTTTAACAACCAAACCATTTTTCCATTGGTAACGAGTAGCAAAAGCTTGTAGCCTTGTACCGTCACTATTGTAAACAGTTTGTTCTCCAAGATCTTCGTGAGTTAAACCTGCTTTAGATCCTTTAGGGAAAGGACAATAAACAGTATTATCACCCCAAACAACTAGATATACAGAAGCGTTATCAGAACCTGATCCACCTGCATCAAGAATGTTTACAGCGTTGTCAGCAGATAAGTCACCATATCTTGGTGCTAATCCTAAAAACTTCTTAGGATCTGTTCCGGGGTTGCCGTAGAACATTGTTTCTGCTTGTGTCTGGTTCATTGCTTCCAAGAACGCAGTATCTTCAGATAAACGGAACTGTGCGGTGTTACCATTTAACATCGCTAAGTCTTTGTCTACTTCAGAACGAGCTTCTAGGATTCCGCAAGCTTCGTCAATCTGTGCTGTTGTTGACTTAGTTGATGGAATACCTTGGTTAAGTGCTCTCCAGTAAACACCGGGTAAACCTGTTCTAATAACTACACGTTCTCCAGTAGGTAAATTACCTTCCTTAAACACGCAATCATCTAGTATTTCGTTGCTTTGTGATAGTAATTCTGCAACGATTGGAACTCTACCGTCTGGGTCAGTTCTTTTTGCCCAATCCGCTAGTGTTAAATTTGAGGTTGAAAGTGTAGCCATTTAATAACTCCTTACTTGTTTTGCTGATTTGAATATAGTGCGTTAGCTATGCCGTTAAAATCTTTTGGTACGTTAGATCTACCAACAGCACCTTCAGAATTACCTACATAACTGTCTTCACTAATTGCCTTACCTGCTCGGTACATAAACCGAATTACTTCGGGGTGATTTCCCAAGCCTGATTCTGACAGCAACTGTTTAAAAGGATCAGTACCAAAAGCATTAAGGGCTGTTTTGGCAACTTCGAGATTAGTTTCAAAAGTTTCGCCACCAAATTCATCATCTGATTTTGATTCTTCTGCCCACTCTACTCTTGCTTTTTCTACCTGTTCTGCTTGTCTTGCCTGTATCACAGGTGCGACTTTGTCTAATACCTTCTGTGCAGCGTCTTGTGGCAGGTCAAGTTCTTTAGCGACTTCACCGAATGCAGTTAAGACTTCGGGGTCGAGTACTTCTGGTGCGTCAGCCACCTTATCGTTAAACTCGTATTTGTCAGGAGCACCTTCTTTAGTGGTTTCCTGTTCGCTAGTTTCACTTTCAGTAGAGGATTCATCCGAATCTTGCTGATCTGCTACATTTTCAGCTTGTTGCTGTGTGTCTTCAGTATTAGTTGCTTCTGCCGATTGCTCGGTTTGTGCTTCTCCTACTGGTTGCTGTGTGCTGCCTTCATTGGTTTGGTCGGCTTCCGTCATCAGCGTTTCTGACATTTTTTTGCTCCTTAATCATTGTCGGGTATAACTCTGGGCAGAGAGTGTGAATCAAGTTTAGTATTTGCAAACCATAGTTTCTGTTACCTTCGCTAAATGACATTGCCATTGCGTTAGTGTTAAACGATGATCGGAAAACACCTGCTTGCTCCAGAAGTCTCCAGATTAATCTGCGACCCCTCTTGCTGCTCATCAGCCATTTGATGTCCGACTCTTCATTTTGGCGGTCAATTCTTTCCTCAGACTTTTTATTGTCTTTGGTTTTTTGTTGACTCTTGAGGTCGAGAGGATTGTATTCACTCATACATCAATATATCTAGTCATAACTGGGTTACGGTCACACCTTATGCTTGGCTTTGTCTAATTGCTTTATCTGTTGGTGCTCCCTTTGCTCCTTTTTTACGCATTTTTTCACCAGAACCTTCTTTAATTCTTTTACGCTTTGCGTGAATGTTTGCCCATAATCCTTGGTTTTTCATAATTAATCCATTTTTGATTTGTTATACAACAATCTTAATTTTCTTTCTTCTTCTTTTTTTTCTTTTTCTTCACGCATTTTTAAAATTTTCATTCGTGCTTCTGCTGACAAATCACCAAACTTAATATTATCTGGTGTTGTAATGTTTTTTCCCATGTTATACCTCCATTGGTGATGGTGAATTGTAACCACTAAACTGGTTCATCATGTCCATCATAGATGGATCACCTGTTTTTGAATCATTTAATTTAACAGCATTATCTACAGCACGTTGCTCTGCTTCCGCTTTTGCCATTGCTTGCTGTTGTGCTGCTCTATCTTGACGTATTCTTGCTACTCGTTCACCTCCAACTATTAACTTAGGATCTACGCCTAGCATATCTGCGTATCCATCTGCCCATGCATCAGAATCAAATTTATCTAAAACGTCAGGTTTCATCTGTGCAATCATACCCATACTGTTTACATACCTATCAACACTATTTGTACCAATAGCACGTTGTGCTTGTGCCAACATAGACACAAATTCTACGTTAAGTTCCATACCTTGCATTTCTTCTGGGGCAGGTGGTACTAATCCGGCTTCTACCATCCTGTTAAATGTGTTGTCTATTAGCGGATCAAGTAATTCATTATGCAATCTTTCTAATACTGGACCTAACATAAGCAGTTTTTCTTCGTGTCGTTCTGCTACTTCTGTTGCTGTCATCCTTGTATCGGTAGCATTTGCCAACATTAAAAACAAATCAGCATAAAAACTACTATTAATACGTTGCCTTACGTCCTGTATGTCTGCTAATAAATGATTTAAATTAAGGTTTACGTTAAATGCTGTCTCGATTTTGCCTTGTTGACCATCAATAAACGTAACACCACCCGGCAAACTATCAACATCTCGGTTTTTCATGTAGCTAGGTACTTGTAATGGTGGTTTTGTTTGGTAATCAATCCCCTGTGCCTTGCGTAATTGCTCATGTTGCAACTGTTTTATGTCACCTAATGCTTCCATTCCGGGTGAATTTCCATAAATATCGCCACCTGCTATGCCCCATCTAGGTATAACAGCAGGGAATTCCTTATATCCACTTTCTCTAAGCACATCTTCGCCATCACCACCTTGTTCAAAGTAACAAGACTTGTATGCCATGTTCATATTGTCCTTCTTTTTAAAGTCACGTTCTCTATCATCTCTTGGTTCTATTGCATGAATAATAGTTACCCATTGATCTAATGAACCTCTGTCGTACAAGTTTTTAACGGACGTTGAACATTTCTTATATCCAAACTCTCTTACCACTTCTCCTACAGTTTTTTGAAATTCTCTGTACAGAGTATTAACTCTACCTTGATAGTCTGTTGCTATTGCATATTCTCCAATAGTTACAGGGTAATGATGTATAGCTGTTTTAGGATCAGGTAAAACAATAGAACCTGCTGTACCAAATGCACCTAGTTCCTCGTAAATACTGTGCAATGTTCGGTATGTATTAGACTTTTGAAACACCAATTGCATACGTTCTGTAACGTCATTTAGCCATAACTTAACAGGTGTATATCTATTTAACTCTGGGTCAGCCGTTCCAAGTCTAAACCAAGGTCTTGCAGGGGATGTTGCACCTGCCATCATACCTGCACCTAATGTTCTTAATGCTCTTGTACCAGTATTGTCGTATATCGAGTTATGTCTTCTATGGCCTTTGTTTCTATCTTGTTCAAAATAACGTCCATTCCTTGGTAACAAATATGTTGTCACTTCTTGCCAATGTGACCACCATGTAGCTCTTTCTGATCTAAGGTGACCCCACCTTGTTAACAGGTCAGCACGTTTTGTTTTCATTGATTATCCACCAAGTAATGTGTTACCACCAAGATTTAACTGGCTAGAATCTACACCTTGTACACCAGTAAGTAATGTTCCGGCAGGTCCGGCCATTGCAGCCTGTTCTTCTTTTTTTGTAATAGCACTAACGTCAGCCCTTCTTCTATTAGCCTTGTTAAATTCAATATCAGCACGATCAGATGCTTCTTTTGCTCTATCTCTGGCGTCTTGATTAGCTTGTCGTTGCAATGCTAATTGTTTCTGTTGTTGTTTTTTCTGTTGGTTACTTGCATATATCTGCGATCCTACAGTAGCTGCACCTACAATAATTGCTGATACTACCATTGTTTAAATCTCCTTAGAATACATAATTTCTTGAACACCATATTTTAATTTTGGTAGCAGTTTAGCCAAAGCGGTGTTTTCTTTAGCGTGCCATAACATCAGTTTACAGCCTTCAGATCTTGCATGATCTTCTGTAACTCTTAACAAACGCAATCCTAATCGCCCACCCCTAAATTCTTTTTTGACAAACAAAACGTCATTCTGGGTAACTCTTAGATCAGCATAATGAAAATGATGCATGATGATATTCATAGAATAACCAATACAGACATCGTCTTGCATTGCTAGATAAATAAACAAGAATCCGTTCTTGTCTACTGACTCATACATTGGCCAGTTTGGTTTTAGCTTCATTACCTGTTTGTTGCGAGCAATCTCTTCGTAATGCTCTTCAAACAATGGTTCTGCTAATACCTTAAATTCATCTAACGTGCAGAGTCTAATTTCTGTTTTAGGTACTCTACTTTCGTTTACAGTAGCGGTACTATCAGGACTTACGGTCACACTCGTCATAGTGGATATTTAGTTACACAATCAAATATTATATGCACTCTGTCTGTCATGCCAACATTGTGTGCCGTGTGTAGTTCTTTATGGTTAAACCACCAGACCTCACCTACCTCAAACTTTTGTTCCTGATCACCGCAAGTTTGACTACACCATGGATTAGATTTAAGTACAAGATGGAATCTGCTGTAGTGATCCGCATATGTACCCTGATCATTGTGTTTTGTTACATGGCCACTAGGTTTTAAGTTGACAATAAGCAACCTACCCATGTCTTTAACCTCTAGTTTTTCTAGTATTGGTCGCATTAATGGCACAAGTGCAGGTTTTAAATACTCCATACACGGATAATCGTATGATCCTGTATCCCATAAAACGTAATATGCACTCATTTTTAGTGGTCCTCTAACGTATATCGACTCTGTGTCTTTATGTGGTGAGCCTGTAAACTTTTGGCGTGTCTCTATCTCCTTCCATAACTCAGGTTTATTGTCTAACAATTCAAGCAATGGTTCTACATCTAGACCTTCTGCTATACGAACAAAATTAGATAACTTTGTATGGGTCATAATCCGTCTTCTGTGTGGCTGCTTTACGTCTTTTGATGTATATATCCTCTGGCACTTTCTTGGCTACCGGAAGAGCAAAGGTTAGAGCTAGTGCATCAGCTAGATCAGGTGACCCTGCACCCTGTAATCTTTTCTTGATCTGATCCTTAGATTCAAGTACACGCCTACCTACATTGTCGTACCAATATATCGGTGTTGCTAACTCTTGTTTGAGGGCTACATCGTTTGGTATTGCACCACCTTCTTCTATCCATTGTTTCATTAACCACCACATCTCACTTCTACGGTTGATGTATTGCTCTGGTTTCATCGCCTTGCCACCAAACGGTATTTCGATTACGTCATAGTCCAACTGCCTTAGTCTGTCGATTACACCACTACCTGCACCTGCGTCACAGAACACAGCATCTGGGTCATGCTCCTCTATCAAGTTGGCTACTCTGGCTGCTAGTTCCATATTGTCTATACCTCGATATACAACAGGCTTGAATGCTTGCCTACCTTGCCGTCTGAACACTACAGATCGGTCATCCCCAAAGCGAGCAGGGTCAATTCCTAGCACTACTGGTGACAACTTCACATGGTCTGATTGGTATACACGTTTGGCTGCATCTTCGGTATCTGCTAATGCAATCAACTGATCATCCCCTTGGGCAGAGAAGTCACATAGATATTCCCTTGCAAATGATGTCTCACTCATGTCTCGTTTAAGACGAGTCACCTCATCTGGATGCAAACTATCTGTGTCGAATACTGTGTACCTTGATGCTGTCCATCCGTCCTCGTCTATGGCCTTGTAATACAACTCAGAAAACAAGTTAATACCAGAGGGAGTTCCTATGAATATTGACCAACCAAGACGGTCAGAGAGTGCAGGTTGAACTATGTCTGTCCATAGCTCGTTCTTTAACTGGGCTACCTCGTCCATAACTATTCCGTCCAGACGTAGTCCACGCATGGCATCAGGATTGTCTCCACCAAACAATCTGATGATCGCTCCATTATGTTTAAACCTGACCGATAGCTCGCCTTCGTTTATCTCGATTACAGATGTCCTACGCAATGGTTCTATCTTGGATTTCAACCTAGCCCATGCGATGGCTTTTGCTTGTCTCAGGAACGGTGCAACATAGACAAACATGGCTAGTTCTTTGTCTGTTTTCATGGCCTTGTCTATTAGTTCCATGATTGCCAGTTCTGTCTTGCCTGATCGCCTGTGTAATGCGTAGACGCTAAACCTTTGTTTCTTTAGATGGCATTCTCTCTGCCAAGTCCGAGGTGTGTAATCAAGCTTTATTAACGGTTGTTTCACGTTTGCGGAACGCCTGTTGAGATGTTCAGAGATATAGATCCACCTGCTTCAACCCCAACCTTTTCTCCATACTTCTTAGGATTCCATTTAGCTAACAACTTGAGCCTTGCTTCTACCCTGTTCTTTTGCATCTGAACTGCTGCCGGATCTAGCCTTGTATTGCCCTCAGAACCGCACAAAGAAGGGGGAGCATCTATTATCTCCAAGCATTCTTCTGCAATAGCATCAGCCCCCATATCTCGTGCGTGTGCGAAGCGTGCGATAAAGTCTCCATCATCTTTTTCCAACCAGTTATAAATAGTTCTCCAGTTTGGCTTATTTTTTAAACGACAATAAGACCGTAAAGTATTACCATGAGCAATCCAATCAATAATTTCATTTACTATTAAAGGATCAGGTTTCTCTGTAGGCCGTCCTAGTTTTGTAGATTGTTTTCCAACGATCTGGAGTTTGCCCTCGGATTTGGTATTTACAGATTTTTGCAATTGTCCCCCTTGGTAAAGAAAAGATAGTGCTAAGAGTTCCATAGCCAAGATCAAAGTCTTCCCTTAATTCTCTAATTGCATCAACAACTGTTTGTTCAATACGGCAATTGTGATGAGAGCAATTAATTCGATACCCTTGATCATTAACGGCAATGTATTCTCTGGTAACCTGAGTGATTGCCGTCATTAATTAATAATAAATTATTCAAAATATATATAAATATAACTAGATTTGCAATATCTGGGGAAAACTAATTTATTTTGTAAATTCTTTGTAATTACCTGTATTGCAATTGATTTGAAAGAAAATGGCAAAATGAAAAGTGTTCATCAGGTGGCCACTTTTTATAAATTTGTTGACTTATGTAGCCGTATATGCCACACTAAGAGAGTACATTACTATTTTCTAATAACAATGACACAATTCAACTTTCCTTCAAACCTCGCTGATGACTTACAGGACGAGATCTACACCAAACTAGTTGCTTCAGTACAACAGGATGTAGACAAGTACAACAAGATGTGGTCAGAGCGTGAGCAAGCAGGTAAGACTTACCATACTGAGACATACATCCGTAGAGGTAAGGAATACTCAGAGAAAGTTTACTGGTACAAGCTAACTAAAGGTTTACTTGACGTTAAGTTTTTCCAAGAAGATTCATACGGCCAAATGGCTAATGACTATTACAGACCTTTTTATTGCACAGTTCATACAGGACGTTGCCATGATCAAGCTAGAGCACAGAGAGATCATGCAGTTGCATTATGTGAGCAAAGAGTTAACGGTCACCTAGCAACTACCGATCAGATCAGCAGCCAAAGTTTTAAGCTAGGCAAAGCTAACCTTATCAACGGTATTGTTTCTGGCAAAACTGCTACTGGCGAAGATTTCCAGATACACCTTCAGATGATGTGGAACTACCGCTACGGTGAGAACTCAGCTAACGGTTACATGACACAGTACGTCCAGTACAGAAGCGACAGACGTGGTGCTAGGCAAGAAGGCAAGTCAGTTCAGCAATCTATTACAGATGCTGAGAAACAGGCCAAGCGTGATGCCAAGCAAGCAATCATTGACCAGAAGAATTTAGCTAAATGGGAAAAATTCCAGAAGCTACCAGTTCAGATGGAAAAGTGGATTGACAAAGAAATCAAAAAACTAGCTGAAATCATCAGCCCAGAAGGTTTAGCTCTTATTAAAGCAACAGCAGACCATATGAATTACGAATTCAATGATGAAGACAGGGAATGGAAAATCAAATGTGTTTCTAAAGACATCGAGCTACACAATACTTTGAGAAATGACCTCAGACATTGGCAAAATGACGAGACAGGACTCAAGGCATTGTTTGACAAAGGTGTAGACACACGCAACAAACTTAAGGAGATGTACGGAGTTTAATTACTCCTACATCCCTTTTTTTTTGGAGATTAAAAATGGCTTTTGCACTATTTCCTTATTTACTTTTATTCTTAATTCTTATTTAACATGACTTTTCAATTTGGAACACCACCAGACCCAGACAAAGAGGGCATCATGGAATTACATCACTACCGCCAAGCAGTTGATGATTATGACAAAGACGGTGGATTATTTACTGGTGAACCAATGCTTAAACATTGGTTTGTTATAAACGTATGTGACGTTCTACTTGGCGAAAACGCAATGTACAAGTATTCACCTCGTGAGCTATATGAAAAGCTGCAAGAGATGAGCGAAACACACAGACTAAAACTGGAAGAAGAAGAGAGGGTGTAACAACCCTCTTTTTTTTTGCCTAATTACTTGATTAAATGTTGCATTTAAGGCTACAATGTATATATGAAATCAACTACAAAAACCCCATTACAGGTTGTAATAGAAGAATTTGGTGGAGTTCGTGCTTTGGGTCGTGCCATTTCAAAAGATCCTTCTGCAATTTCTAAGTGGGCTAAAAGACATGGCTGCATCCCTGCAACGGAACAAAAAACAGTACTTATAAAAGCATGGGAACTAGATTTAAACATTACTCCTTATGAATTAATTTTTGGTAGGGAATGAATTATCAGTACGATCTTTTTAATCAAACTGCAAAAAGTAATAATGCTGTTAAGCATGACAGATTAAGAATAAAACAATCTGATTATTTAGATAGTCATCATCACCCACAAGAAAAATTAAAACAATTAACTAAACTTGATGATTACATTTATGGAGACATATTGGAATTGTTTGCAGGTCAAGGTAATTTGTCTGAGCATTACAAACAAAAAGGAAATTTATATCCATGCACAAAAGAAACTACAGGGGATAGCTTTCAACATTTATTTGAATTAATAAACAATAGAAAACGATTTGATGTAGTAGACATTGATTCATATGGGTATCCAAGTCAATTTATGGACAATGTATGGCACGTTATGAAGCCTACAAGCACACTAATTATTACTTTTCCAGTAATGGGTGTTCAATGCATTAACGGCATAGTAGAACAGCATTTTATAAATTTCTGGAAATCTGCTAGACCAACTACAGGAGACGTAGTAGGTGCGGTAACAGATTACGGATTAAAGTATTGGTACTTACCAAAACTTGTAGACGTTGTAAAAATAAAACCGATATGGAGATTTGTTTTTCAATGTGTCAGAGTAAAGGCAACAGAATTTTGTACAACTAAAAACAGGTAACTATGAATTGTTATTGGTGCGACAGCGATTTAATCATTGGCGGTGATGTGGACATAGAAGAAGGCATGGGAGGTTATCCTGAGTTTTCTGTAATGACCAATTTATCTTGCCCCAGATGCGAATCACAGGTGGAAGTTTTAAAAAAACGAGATGCCTTTGATTAATTAATTATTTGACAGGTGTTGCCATATGTGCTACGCTTAATTACGAAGGTGTTATACCTTCAATTGTTGTTTACTAATTTCTATTAACAAACACATGGCAAATTCAAAGTCAAAAAAGTCAACTAAAAAAGTTGAGTACAAACTACAAGAAAGACAAGTAATTGCTTTCTGTTGGGTAGGCCACGGTACATACACATGGTCTATAGGCTACGAGCCAAACATTGTACACGCTACTAGATGCGTAAGAAAAGCCAAGCGAGACTACGGACTCAAAGGTTGGCAAATCATACCAGTATCAATATTTGATATTGAGGACACAGAGCATTGGGCATTTGATGGCGGTACTCTTGTCGATACTGACAAGCAAGACAAAGAATCAGAAGCCTATAAAAACGGAGAGATATACAACCAATGGAGAGGTTGTCCACCATTGAAAAAGATCGAAGACTTGGAGGTGGTTTCATGAGATTAAAATTTCCAAGAACATACGCAGACCTTGAAACTAATTATTTCGAGAAAGCACCATACCTATCTGGGGTATGGAAACTTACAAAGTACAAATGGGGGGAGGGAGTCCAACTCCCCTTCAACACATGGTACTTTCCACAAAATGAAGACCATCAAAATTGGAATTTATTTGGTAACTGCGATCAATATGCTGATCACTACATGGGAGGTAGATGGTTTGGGTTAACACTTAAAGATGCTTTAAAGCAGCTACGAGAGGATTGGCCTGAGATCCAAAGAAGACACAATCTTATACAAAAAAAGTGGGGTAATAAATGACAGATACCCAGAAACTGGAAAGGTTGGCTTTTTTAGCCGACCTTCCTTATTGCAAGCACACATCAGAGGATTGGGAAGAAGAACTCAGACTCGAATGTGAATTACAAGACCACCCTCAGTACATTTCTTTTTTAAACCCATGAGAAAAATTACTATCGAACTTTATGCCAACAGCGAGTATGCATTGCGTGAAAGATTATTAGAAGTTGATCGTGCAATTAGTCATACTGTTTGGCCTTCATGCCCTTTTACTAAAAAGGTACGTTCTATAAAAGAATCTGGTTGCATTGAAGAAGAAAAGCAGTATCAACTTCCTGATTATGAATATGAGAAAGAAGATCCTACTTGGAAATATGGTGGCAACGAATCAATTGTTGCCAAGTGGCAAATGCAAATTGTCAAAGATGAAGAGTACGTCAACTTTCAAGATTCAGAGGAGCTATGAAACAAACAACTACACAAAGTGCCAAGGTTCTGTATCATTTACAGAACTACGGCTCACTAACTGCCATTCAAGCTCTTGAGCTTTTTAATTGCTTTAGACTTGCTGCCAGAATAAATGATCTGAAGGAAGCAGGGCATGACATACAAGTGGAAATGAAAAGATTAAAGAACGGCAAAAAGATTGCTGTTTATTCTTTACCAAAAATTCAAAAACAAGGAGAACTATTTTAATGACCGTAAAAGAAATTCCAATAACCAACAAACAAGATTGGTTAGAAAACAGATTGCT